GGGCCATAGGTTACCCGTACGAGCCGTACGAGGTAGAGGAGTGGGAGCTCAATGAGTAAGGACCCGAACAGCTACATCCAGGCGAGCGCGGAGATGCTGGCAGAGACTTTGCTCTCCAAGAACTCGGACTACGCTCCGACTGGAGAGTTCAGCAACTTCGAGAAGGCTGCGGAGATCGCCGATATCAAGGTGATCCAGGTCATGGCCTCTCAGGCTGCCATCAAGATGACCCGCATTCAGTCCTTGATGGAGCGAAACGGGGATGAGTACAATCACGAGTCCCTTAAGGACTCGTTCCTGGATCTGGCGGGCTACGCCACCATCGCTCACGCGTACCTTGAGTACGTGGGTGACAAGATCGCAACCGCAGGTTCGTCCGTGTTCGACTACGTGGAGGTACCCGAGAAGATCCGCAACACCATGAAGGACTCGTGAGATGAGTGACAAGATCTGCACCAAGTGCGGGGGCACCAGCCCCGGCGATTACTCGAACTGCAACGGCTGTGGAAAGGCTTTCAAGTGAACCACTGCGGCCATTCCTTCTGGAGTAGCGTGTTTGGACTGAGCTTCGAGGAGTGCTGCAAGTGCTGGGCGTGCTGGGAGTCCACCGAGGACCCGCCAGAAGGTCAGTGCCCAGGAGAATGCGAGAGCTAGAACACAAAAAGGCGGGCCACCCCCTGAAGGGTGGCCCGCTTAGTTGTTGTCTACTCCGGAACGCCGAAGTACTTGTTCAGGAAACTACTCACCGCTGGTACAGCATGTAGCTTGCTCAGCACTGCGGCAACCGTGACCAGGACTGCACCGAATCCCGCAGTCGTACTGAACCCGACCGTCGAAACGAGTATGGGTGCAGAACCTGCCACAGCAAAAGCCGTCTGGACGGCCGTCCTGATAGCCCTCTTCGTTGATTCTTTCACTGTTCATCCTTCCACCGACCCGCACTCACGGATCCTCTCAACCTGCTCAGCGGTTGCCAAGTCCAGGTACCCCGTCAGAGGCAACTGGAAGAGCGCCTGAAGCCCTCGCAGTTGACTCCTGGTCCCATCGTCCAGCTCTCCTGTTTCAGCCCAGCCAAGGGCTTTCTGGACGTGCCGGACACAGTCTCTCTCCTTGTCGGTGGTGACGACTCGGATGTCTCGCTTGATCCACGTGGGTGCTGTCATGCTCCCACCCTAGCAGCAATGCGATCCACGACTTCCTTTACCTCCGCCACGGCAGCACGCTGCGTAACCAGAGATTCTAGAACTTCCACCTTGCCCTCTAGTGCAGTGATCTTCTCTGCCTGAGTTCTGTTCTGATTCTCAAGCGTGGTCGCCTGAATCTGAAGGAGGTCTACTGTCTGCCGGGCAACCCCCCGGCGCCCGGTAACCCAACCTCCGGCGGCAACTGCCGCCATGCTCGCCACCTGTACAACTGTTCCAGGGTCCATTGTTTCCCCACCCTCACTACGTACTCTCCGCCACGGTTCTCATTACGACCGTAAGATACCCGCCGATGGGGCCGTTAGGGCCCGGCGGACCGGTCTGCCTGAACTCAAAGTCGTCGATGACAACCTGCGTAACCGTCTGCTGAGCAAGCTCCTGGAACAGGACAACGTCACCTGCTCGGGCAACGGCTTCGAATGCTGACAGTCGGTTAGCGGTGTAGCCATCGTATCCAATACGCTGTCCCCCTTTGTCCTTTTCATTATCAAATAGCTGGAACGGGTGCGTGATGATCCTCTGGCGGATCGACCCAGGAAGGGCCTTGACCTGCCAGCCATTCATCACCGCTCCGATGGAAGGATCTACAGCTCCACGACTGAACGTGAAACGCAGGGCCATCCAGTTCTGAGGGCCTTGTGGCTGCGAGATCCCTACGTCCTTCGTGCCCGAGCCAACGCTCGGGCCGTAAGTGATCGAAGGAATGACGCCACCACCTTCGGACAAGATGGCGATGTTGAGATCGCCATCGAGGGGGGAGGGTGTCCGGATAGAGAAGAACTTGTAAAGCTTGGGCTCTTCGGTGTTGAACCGAATCCGCCCGGTGTCCAAGTGCCCCGTGGGGAGAAGCTCCGTGGCCTGTTCCTTGTACGCACCAGCCGCATTGGCCGCATACACGATACGATCCGACTTGCCGAAGTTACTTACCGACAGGACGGCTGTGGGTGTAGAGCTTGGAGCGTAGATGTCGCGGGCGTAGGCGTACCGTACAGCTCTCGTGGTCTGCTCTTGGATGACATTACCCAGGTCGACCCTGTAGAGCCCTGAGTTGCCATTGTGGTCCGCTGTAGACCCCGTCCACATGAACGTGTCGAAGCCGGTGATGCCAGAGCATCCACCCGCAGGCTCGAACAGAAGTGGCCCGTACGAGATGTCACCGTTAGAGTCGATCTCTCCGACTCGGAAGCCCTTGTTCGTGGCGATGCCAATGAACGACTGAACGTACGAGTAGATCGTGTTGATGATCTCGCCGGTCGGCATCGTGGCAGTAACGCCAGCCCACTCGAACTCGGGAAACCCGGTCGTCCCATTGACGACCGAGAACTTGTGGATCTGACTCGTGGTACCCGAATCTCCTGCCACATAGATGGCCGTGGGGCCATCCGTGATGCTCTTCCATCGCCAGTTGGGGTCTTGATGGGTGTAGTCGGCAGCAGGCAGTGCTATGGGCGCTCCCGGCGGAGCCAGGAGGAGCTGATACACGCTGTTGTTCGTGCCCAAGATCAGTCGGTCCTTGACGAACTCGACGACGCCATTGGTCAGAGGGGTGTTATAGATCAGGGTCGGGAACGCTGTGTCTGATCCTGTCGCCACACCAGTGCTTCGAGCGATGATGTAGGTCGAGCCGGTAGACGTGATGTCGAACAGCGTGGAGACAGTGGTGACGATGTTGGTAGTAGCTGCGTCGGTGACCTTGGTCAGGTTGGCCGAGTCCATCACCCACATAGCATCGACGCCAGCAGGATCTACGTAACCCTGCACTCGGTTGTTGCCAAGCCCGCTTCCAAGAGCGGGCGTGACGTTCCTCAGTAGCGAGAGCTGACCGCCGGTCCACGGATTGATGCCGAGAGAATCCCGGAATCTGTGGTTGAACTGGTTGTCGTTGTCGGGGTCCTGATAGAGGACCCCTGCGCCACCGTTGAATGTCGACTGAGACCGCAGCCACCAACCCTGGAGGGACTGCTCGCCCGGTTCGGCAAAGCTGTCGAACTGGTCCTTCCTGATCTCCGCCATTCGGTTGGTATGCGGACGCTCATCGGAAATGGCGGAGAGGAAAGGAATACCAGCAATGGCAAAGTCGTACTGGTTGTCCTGCAATGCGTACTGGCCACTGCCCAGGGTGCTGAGGCCCGATAGCTGGTCTGGGATCTTGCGTACGACTTCCATCGCCACTCCTTACTGTGTCGGAACGATCGCCTGCCACGAGTAGGCAGTGTTGGAGGAACCTTGCCGGAACGAGCGGATAGTGAATCCGCTCGACGTGATGCTAGTGGTAGCGAACCTGATCTGATCGGTCACCATGTCGTTAGCCGAATCCGGTGTGATGGTCACTGTCGGAGGTGCCGACATCGGAAAGTCGAACACGATCGCGAAGGTAGTGGTGGTGTTGGCCGGAGCTGCTGGCACGATAGCTCGACCGGCCTTGAAGTTCTGACCAAGCACTGAACCCGTAGAGACGAGAGAGGTTACAGCTACGCCGCCAAGCGTAGCCGAACCATCGGTGTTGATGGCGGCCCGCTGAGTCGAGCCGTCTGGAGCGTTGACTCTGAATGCCGGACGAACCACGTCGTCCGGCGGAGCATTAAGAGTGAACCCCGAGCCCATTCCATTCGACAGCCACGAAACGGTCTGCCCTCCGGACAGCACTGCGAAGATGTCAGTAGTGCCGTTGGACTTGGTGATTCGGAACTTGTAGGTCGAGTTAGCCGCATCGGTTGCCGCGAGGTTCCTGAGCGCTAGTAGACCACCGGCGCTGACCGTGGCAATAGCGTTGGCTACGTTGGTGGGGCGCCACGCCATGAGGTCGGCGGACGGGAAAGCGGCGTTGCCGTTGACCGTCGTCACCCACGAACCTGGGCCGCCGTTGAAGATGTCGACCCGGTTGAGTGTCCCCGTAGCCATGTTCAAGGTCTTGTTGCTGAGGGTCTGCACCTTATCGGTGCCGACGATTTCTTCACCAGGACCTAGGCCGTGAACCTCTTCGTCGGAGTTCTCGTGAGTCCTTGAATCGGCGAAGTCTCGGGCGGAGGATACGTGACGGACCCTCGCGCCTGCGTTGTGGGACGTAGCCGAGGTTCCATCGATTGCCCGGGTCACCGTCAAGGTGAGCCCGGCTGCGGAGTTGACCTGTACCAACTCTTCTGACGCGCTCTCGTAGTCGAGAGCGAGCGTGTACGGAGTCAGGGCAGGGAAGCCCGTAGTGGAGCCAACGGTGATAGACGTCGAGCCACTGGTGATAGAGCCTGTGAGGGTGGTCTCTGGTGCTACCGACGAGTAATATCTGACGACCAAAGTAATCGCCCTCCTTAGCTAGAGAAAGTCTGGAAGTTGTCGTAGAGTCGGAACAGTCGGTCCCGCTCTTCGTCGAGCCTGCGCTGATACAGCCCGAGGTAGTATTGAGACGCGTCGTTAGCTGCTCCAGTCGGCACCAGCGGAGCACGCTCGGTAGACTCGATGGACTGTTGCTGAAGTCGTCCAGCTTCCCAGCCGGGCAGAAGGCGCCAACAAGCGCCGTACACGATCATGTCGATCATTCGGTCTTCGAGGCCGGTCGACGTGAATAGATCGCTACCAAGTACGAGCTGACTAGGCTTGGTGGTGTAGGTCACGCGGATAGCTCGACCAGGAACGATCCCTCCATCAAGGATCTGGATCGTCTTGCCGGTCGGGGTCGGGGTCGGCTTCACCTGCCCAGGTGTGGTCGACGCCTGAGGGTTGTACCTGTAGGTTCTGGCCGGACGCCAGATAGCGGACGGACCAATCGTATTCCACGTCACTCGGTACACGTCTTCGACTTCAGTCGGGAGCGGGTATTCGTACCTCGCTGCCACGTAGTTGAACTCGAATTCACCGAATACCCAGATATCGGGGTAAACAGCGGCGATGGTGTCGTTGATCGCTTCCCTGATCCGAGAGACCGGGTAGCGAGGATCGGCGGTAACGATAGAGTCGGTGGTGTGAGCCGCCCTATCCGTTCCCTCCGCCCCACGGCCGGTGCCGGAAGCACCACCGAAGACGGTGCAAGTCCCGGTGTTGCGATCGTAGGTCTTGAGCAGAATCATTTCATCGTCGATCTCGACCACGCCACGAGAGAGGTTAGTGACGGTATCGGGGTCAACCATGAACGTAGTGTCAGTGTCGCTCATCGGAGCGACCAGGTACGAGATGTTGGCCTGGTCTCGGG